TCAAACATGGTAACTGTGACCCAGACCATTGCTGTGCCGTTGATGTCCATGAAACATTTTTCACCGAACATATTTACTACAAAAGTAGCTTTGGGGTCTGCTTTGAGTGCTTCTGCCCATGCCCAAGCCCATGACAAATAAGTCAGATTGGCTTTTTTCTCTGTGTGTTCGTTGACGTTTAACGTCAGTAAATTAGCGACTGTCATTTAGCCTCTCCAAGCAAGTAAAACACCCCAACCGCCAAAGATGACGATTGCCAAAAAGCACTCAACAAGTGTTTGAATAATCTTAGATTTCATTTTGTTCTTTCAGCATACGAGCGTGGTGGGTTTTGACTTCATCCATGATGTAGTCTGATTGATCTTTGGGCATATCGTAGGTAATGTCATTACCCTGTTGGTCGTACACAAACACATCGTAAATTTCTGCTGTGTTGTGGTCGTAGGGCAGATTGTTTTCTGCGGGGTAGTAGTCGTAGCCGACTGTTACTTTGTCGAAACTGTCGCCATCATTGTGTGTGATGAGATCGTCAAAGTGGTATTTGAGTTTGTAGTCAATCATTTGGTTTCCTAAAAAGACCCCATGCGATGTGCTAGGGCATGGCGTGATTATAACGCAACTTATAACCAAGTCAACTGTGGGGTTATTAGCCACCTAATATACAATCCGCACATGGATAAAAATAAATTTATTGCATTAGCAGGATCGCAAGACAAGTTAGCCAAGTTGTTAGGAATTAGCCAGGCGGCTATCTCTCAATGGAAAACTGTGCCTCAAGCTAGAGTTTGGCAATTAAAGTTATTGAAGCCTGAATGGTTTTTGGTGTAAGATTGTTTGAAACACGGCTAGATGCGAAGTCATGAGCGCATTGAAAAGGGTTCCCACTTTTCCCCTGCCGCAGTTTCTTTTAAGTGGTTTTTATAAGTGGAAAATATGCTATTAAAGCCTAAAAATTGGGCGGTTTTTCAACATTACAAAGACCGCTGCCCCCCTTGGATCAAACTTCATCGTGACCTGTTAAATGACAGGGTTTATATGCGCTTGCCAATTGCTAGCAAAGCGATAGCACCCATGCTTTGGTTGCTAGCAAGCGAATCAAAAGATGGTGTTTTCGATGGCTCACTAGATGAGCTTGTCTTCCGATTGCACATCACCCCCAAAGAATACCAAGATGGCGTTAAGCCTTTGATTGATAACCAGTTTTTTATTGTTGCTAGCATCACGCTATCAGAGAGCAAGCAAAATGCTATCCCAGAGACAGAGACAGAGACAGAGGCAGAGAAAGAGACAGATAAATATATATGTCCACCTAGCGGTGAACCTGACGATCCAAAAATTCCAAAATGTGAACATCAGTCGGTCATTGATATGTATCACAAGTATCTACCTACCCTGCGAAAGGTAGAAGTTTGGAATACTGCCAGACAAGGCTATCTCAGGCAGCGGTGGCGTGAAGTTGCTATAGAGCTGTCAAAGGAAAAGGATATTGTGGCTGCCGACATTTTGACTTGGTTTGGCGATTTCTTTCAGCATATCGGTGCATCTAAGTTTTTGACAGGCAAGGTCAATAGCAAGGATGGTCGGGCATTTACTGCGGATTTAGAGTGGATTTTGAAGCCAAGCAATTTTGCAAAAATCGTAGAGGGAAAATATCATGGCGTTAACTAATTTTAAGAATCATCAAGTTGAATCTACTTTTGACACAAACCTTTGCTCTGTGCCTGGTTGCACAAACTGGTGGTCAGTCAAGATTGACAAGCCTAAATGCTCATTCCATCAATGGCACTCTGATGCAAAACCTAGAGCCGCCAAGTTGCCTGAGTTAAAAGTAAAGACTGTGGCGCAATGGTATGACGAAAAAGAGGTTTTTTAATGAACAAGATTGAATTTGGCGATTGCAGAGAAACAATGCGTAAATGGGCTGCACAGGGTATTAAGGCGCAAACTTGTGTAACCAGCCCACCTTACTTTGGTTTGCGTGACTATGGACATGAAGGACAAATAGGCCATGAGGAGACACCAGAAGAATTTATTAAACAACTTGTTGAAGTGTTTAGATGCGTCTGGGATGTTTTAGAAGAAGATGGAACTTTGTGGGTCAACATGGGTGACAGTTATTGCAATACAAATGGTTTTGCTAGGGCTAGTCCTAAATATCAGCGTGAGGGAAGAAACAATATGCCAGCCAACGATAGAAAGCTGGACAAACTACACGCTACTGGTTTAAAAACAAAAGACTTGATTGGTATTCCTTGGATGCTTGCATTTGCTTTAAGGGCAGATGGTTGGTATTTGCGTCAGGATATTATTTGGCACAAGCCAAATCCAATGCCTGAATCTGTGCAAGATAGATGCACTAAGGCGCATGAATACATTTTCTTGTTAAGCAAATCGCAGAAGTATTACTACGACACAGAAGCAATACAAGAACAGGCAGAACGTCCAGAAGGGCCTGGCAATTTAACTCATAGACATTCGCAAGAAGGTATTTATGTGTCTGGTTCACAAAAAAACCTTGCAAAAATTGGCGCAAGTGAAACTCGAAACAAAAGAAGCGTTTGGACAGTTAATGTAAAACCATATACAGGCGCACACTTTGCCACATTCCCAACTGAATTGATTGAGCCTTGCATCCTTGCTGGCGCACCAATCGGAGGAATTGTTTTAGACCCATTCATGGGAAGCGGAACAACTGCACAAGTAGCCCAAGACCTTGGTCGGCAATACTTAGGATGCGAGTTAAATCCTAAATATGAAAAATTACAGAAAAAACGTACGTCACAAACCTCATTGGATTTTGCATGAATTTTGAATGGCCTATAAATGACTCCGAAAGACTTAGAACACTTCAAGGATTGCGAAGCCCAAGAGTGGCTGAGACGCTACCAAGCCAAGAAATTGACAATTGGCTCAAAGAAAGCGTTAAGTTGGTGGCAGGGTGTGTTAGGGGACTTGGAACGAATCAGAGGCGAGTCCGCTACTTTGGATTTGAGACAACGCATGAACAGGATTCAAAATGAGAAAAAATAAATGAAAGTCTTAATTGCTTGTGAATACTCTGGTCGAGTCAGAGATGCTTTTATTGAAGCGGGGCATGACGCTATGTCATGCGACCTATTGCCAACAGATTTAGCAGGCCCACACTATCAAGGTGATGTGCTTGATATTTTGAAAAATGGATGGGATTTGATGATTGCCCATCCTCCATGCACCCATTTGGCGGTTAGCGGTGCAAGATATTTTTCCGCTAAAAAGGCAAGTGGTGTTCAAGATGAGGCGTTAAATTTTGTCAGGCTTTTAATGGATGCTGATATTCCAAAAATTGCTATTGAAAATCCAATCAGCATTATTAGCAGTCAAATTAGGAAACCAGATCAAATTATTCAACCCTGGCAATTTGGTCACGGAGAAACAAAAGCAACTTGCTTGTGGTTAAAAAACCTACCATTGTTAAAGCCAACAGATATTGTGCAAGGTCGTGAACCTAAAGTTCACAAAATGCCACCATCACCAGATAGATGGAAACTTAGAAGCACAACTTATCAAGGAATTGCAAATGCAATGGCAAACCAATGGGGTGCAACATGAGACGAGCCGCAAGAGTTGACGCAAATGCGATACAAGTAATCTCTGCATTACGAGCCGCTGGCGCTTATGTGTGGATTATTGGCTTACCCGTTGACCTTTTGGTGGGGTATAAGGGTCACACATTCCTTATGGAGATCAAAGATGGCCCTAAAAAGCGTTTAACGAAGCTACAAGCCGATTTTTTTGAGAATTGGTCAGGTAGTACCTTATGCCGTGTTGATGGCCCTGAAGCGGCTTTACGCATGATTGAGGTGGTCAAATGAAAGCACCCTACAAAGCCATCGAATTTATTCTTGAACAAGCGCCTAAATTTGCTGCTGCGAAGGCTCAAAGAATTTACTTAGAGGAATTCCGCAAGACAAAAAAGGCTTTGCTGATGAAGGAAGCCATGACCAAGGGCATAGATTCCGCTGTGGCACAGGAGCGTGAAGCCTATGCTCACCCTGAATACCAAGAGCTTTTGCATGGATTGTCAATGGCAATCGAGCAGGAAGAGGGTTTGCTATGGAAGCTAAGGGCGGCTCAAATGAAGTCGGATATATGGCGGTCAGAGCAAGCAAGTGAGCGCCTTGGCGTTAAAACAACGGAGTAAATAGTGAGTTACATAATCGCATCGTTACCGCCCATGAAATGCTTTGTGAAACGTGAGTTTCTATACAACGACCACAAGGGGCATGGAGAACTAGAACCCGCAATATGGGTCAGCTTAAAAGCATTGCGTGGCCAAGTGTTCAGGATTGAATCACTACTGCCCAACTATGGCGCTTTGTACGACAAACTGCCCATTCACGCATATGTTTGGCATGAGGAAGCGGGAAATCTGCCCATCGACACCCTGCAATTGTGGGATTGCATGGGATACAGATTCACCATAGTCGAAAAGATTGGATTGCGTAATTTGGGCGTAAAGTTCTTGGGAAAAGATAAAGAGTGGCACTTTGGCCGCTATTTGTTCACCGTTGATTTTTGCGCTGATGGTATGGAAGTGGACACGGGATTTACAGAGCAAGCCGAAGAACACAAAAGTTTTAACTTTATTGCATTAGACAATGGGCAGTTTGCTTGTCAGCCGAATAACAGATGTCTGTGGTACGACCAAAGCCTTATCCCAAGCGAGACAAAATTCCCCGACTTTCAGGCTGCCAAAAGATTATGGACAGTTGACGGCACACGCAAATGGTCAGCGGGTGATGATTGGTTTTATGACATAAAGGAAAACGTATGATGTGCCCTCGCTGTAGTTCTGAAAACCTCAAAGTTTTAGACACTCGATCCACTAACGAATACATCACTCGCAGGAGAATGTGTTTGAATGGCCACAAATTTTTAACTAAAGAATATGCAATACCCGAAGCACAAGTACGTGAGAAGCCAGAAACTCCTCAAACTAGTAGCACAACTCTGTTGTCAAAGTTGTGGCATGGACAATGGCGTTCAGGCGGCTCATAGTAATTGGGGCGGTGGTAAGGGTCGAGGAATCAAGGCCGATGACAACTTGGTCGCTGCCCTTTGCCTAAAGTGCCATTACGACATTGACCAGGGCAAGGATATGACCAAGGAAGAACGCCAAAAGAAGTGGGCAGAAGCCCATATCGGGACAGTTTTGACTCTTTGTAATCAAGGCAAATGGCCTATTGATGTTCCATTACCTTTTACTGTAGAATATGAATAGCAGTTGCTTTGTGGTGGGACTGTATTAAAATGCACTCTCACCACTTTTTTTAGGAAAAAGCATGGATAAATTCTCAGGCTATGTGTCAAACTTTGTCCTAGCACTACTGCATAGCAGCACAAACGCCCACTTAATGCATTGGACAACCAATAGCTTCAGCAAGCACATGGCGCTTGGCACATACTACGATTTAGTCATTGAGCAGTCAGATGCATATGCCGAGGCTTACATGGGTAAATACGGGCAACTAAAAAAGTTCCCCAATGAGTACCACCCCCCGAATAACGACCCAATTAAGTATTTTGAAACGCTTTCTAAGTTCGTAATGGATATAAGGAAAGAATTACCGCAAGACTCAGAACTGAATCAGCTTGTGGATAACATTCAAGAGAACATTGACTCAACCCTGTATAAACTGAAATATTTAGACTAAGCGATACACCCGACAAGGTGCAGCCATGACTGAAAACAACAAACCAAAACAAAGCCGCAAGGGAAAGACCAATAACCCCAACGGCAGACCCGCTGGAACGCCCAACAAGGTCACGCAAGAGGCAAGACAGGCCATAGCCGCCTTTGTCGATGGAAACGCTCACAGGCTCTCTGAATGGCTCGATGCCGTAGCCCAAGGCGACCCGTTGAACGACATAAAGCCAAACCCCGCCAAGGCGTTTGAGATGTTCCAAAGCGTTGTTGAGTATCATGTTCCTAAGTTAGCCCGTTCAGAAGTCACGGGTGCAGATGGTGGCCCTCAAGAAATGGTCATTAAATGGCAAGCGGAATCATAGAAATCCCATACAGCCCTAGAAAGCAGTTTAGGGAGTTTCACGCTAGAACAGAGAGATGGGCTTGTTTAGTTGCTCACCGAAGGGCTGGCAAGACCGTAGCGGCCATCAACGACATCATTAGGGCGGCAATCACTTGCAAAAGCCCGATGCCCTTGTTTGGGTATGTTGCCCCGTATAGAAGCCAGGCAAAGAGCGTGGCATGGGATTACCTGAAATACTTTTCACGCCCCATCACTAAGTCAAGCAACGAGGCTGACCTAATCATTGAGTTGATTAACGGGGCAAAGATAAGATTGTTTGGCGCAGACAATGCCGATGCCATGCGTGGGTTGGGCTTTGATGGGCTTTACCTTGATGAGTATGGCGACTTTAAGCCAAGCGTATGGGGTAATGTGGTACGCCCTGCCTTATCTGACAAACAGGGATGGTGCGTGTTTGGTGGTACGCCCAAGGGCAAGAATCAGTTTTGGAACATCTACGAAACAAGCAAGAGACTACCAAACGAGTGGTTTAGCCTGTCACTACCCGCAAGCAAGTCAGGTTTACTGCCTGAATCAGAGTTACAGGCGGCAAGAGCGCAACTGGCAGAAGATCAATATTTGCAAGAGTATGAGTGTAGCTTTGAGGCGGCCATCATTGGTGCAATATGGGGTACTGAGATGCGCAAGGCTGCCGAGGATGGGCGCATTACAAAGGTCGAGAACCAAATTGAGGTCAAGACACACACGGCTTGGGACTTGGGGCATACTGATGACACGGCCATTTGGTGGTATCAAGTCATTGCGGGTGAGATACATATTGTTGATTTTTTTGCCCTTTCTGGTGGAACTATTGAAGAATTTGTATCAAAAATCAAAGAAAAACCCTACAATTACGGAAAACACTACTTACCGCATGATGCAAGGGCAAGGACTTTGGCAAGCGGTGGGAAGTCAGTAATCGAGCAAATGGCCGCGCACTTGGGCATTAACAACTTGGCGATTGTGCCTAGTTTGACTGTTCAGGATGGTATTCAAGCCGTGCGGATGGCATTGCCAAGATGTTGGTTTGATGCCGAGAAATGCGCAGATGGCATTGAGGCGTTGAGACAGTATCAGCGTGAGTACGATGAGGACAAAAAGGCTTTTAGGCAAACGCCAAAGCATGATTGGACAAGTCACCCCGCTGATGCCATGAGGATGTTAGCTATTAGTTGGCGGGAAGAACCTAGAGACAAACCGCCTGATCCGAGTAAAGTGTTGATTGTTGGCCCTGAGAACGAAGTCACAATGAACGATATGTGGGCTATCCACAAACAAACCGCAAGGAGCAATCGAATATGAGTGGAACAACAGACCCTTACCGCTACCAATATGAACACGTTGCCGCAAGTCAAACTGCGCAAGTCTTGGGTGGCACAGGCGCAGCGGGTGATTATCTTCACCGCATAGTTTGTACGGTATCAACTGCCGCAACAGGCACAGTCAGTATCCTTGATGGCGCTAGTTTTAGCCATTTGGTGTTGCCCGCTTCGCCTGGCGGTGGCATTGGTCAATACAACATTGAATTAAACACCATATCAAGAAATGGCGCATGGAAGATCACCACGGGCGCTGGTGTCGAAGTGTTGGCCGTTGGCATATTCTCGGCTTAATCATGTCTAAAGCTGGACTTTATGCCAATATTTTGGCCAAACAAGAGCGAATCAAAGCGGGTTCAGGCGAGAAGATGAACAAGGTGGGCAGTAAAGATGCCCCTACCGCTAAAGATTTTAAAGAAGCCGCTAAAACTGCAAAGCCTGAGAACAAATGACAGCCGCATGGACTCGCAAAGAAGGAAAAAACCCTGAAGGCGGTTTGAACGCTAAAGGGCGGGCGAGTTATGCAGCAGAGACAGGCGGCAGTCTAAAGCCTCCCGTTAAGTCAGGAGACAACCCAAGGCGTGCATCTTTTCTTGCGCGAATGGGTGCTACCGCTGGCCCGATGGAAAAGAATGGCGAACCTACACGGTTGGCGCTTGCTTTGAAGGCATGGGGTGCATCATCTAAGGAAGATGCCCGTGCCAAAGCAAAAGCAATTTCTGAAAGAAACAAAAATGGCTGAATTAGTACCAACTGAAGTTGACAAGTACAACTCCCTGATAGCCACTTATGACAACGAGTTCAAGAAGTGGGAAGCCCGCACTAAGAAGATCATTAGGCGCTACAGGGATGACACTCGAAGCGCAAGCGGCAATGACACCGCTAAGTTCAACATTCTGTGGTCAAACGTACAGACACTAATCCCCGCTGTTTATAGCAAGATGCCAAAAGCTGATGTCAGCCGTAGGTTTGGTGACAATGACCCAATTGGCCGTGTTGCGTCATTATTGGTTGAGCGTGCGTTGGACTTTGAGATTGAGCATTACACCGACTTTAGAAGCACGATGCGTTATGCCGTGGAAGATCGGTTCTTGGGTGGCCGTGGCGTGGCTTGGGTTCGTTATGAGCCGCACGTCACCGAAGTGCCTGGTATGCCTGAGATGCCCGAAAACGATGATGGCTTGCAAGTCACCGAGGATGTTGATGAGGCTGAATCGCAAGACTTTACCGCTGGCCAAGTCGAGCCGATGGAGCAGATTGAGTATGAGTGCGCACCAACTGATTACGTTCATTGGGCTGATTTTGGCCACAGCGTTGCCCGTACATGGGAGGAAGTGACCCAAGTATGGCGTTGGGTTTACATGACCAAGGATGCGTTGGTTGAGCGTTTTGGTGAGGAAGCCGCCCGCAATATCCCCTTGGATAGCGGCCCTGATCCATTGTCTAACTACGCAAGCAACCAAAAAGAATACACACGGGCAAAGATTTGCGAATTGTGGGACAAAGAGACAGCCAAGGTCTATTGGTTCAGCAAGCAAGGCAACAAGTTCATTGACGTGCGGGATGACCCGCTAGAGTTAGAGCAGTTTTTCCCATGTTGCAAGCCTTTGTATGCAACGATGACAAGTGATAGCCTTGTGCCTGTGCCTGATTTCGTTCTATATCAAGACCAAGCCAACGAATTGGACATCTTGAGCGACCGCATTGATGGATTGGTCAAGTCTTTGCGTGTTCGTGGCGTTTACGATGCAAGCGTCCCCGCATTACAGCGTTTATTGACTGAGGGCGACAACAACACCCTAATCCCTGTTGATAAGTGGATGGCGTTTAGTGAAAAAGGCGGTTTAAAGGGTGCGATTGACCTATTGCCCTTGGATACGTTGGCCAATGCTTTGCTGCAATGCTACCGTGCAAGGCAAGAAATCAAGCAACAAATCTACGAAATCACGGGTTTGTCGGACATCTTGAGGGGCGCATCACAAGCAAGCGAAACCGCTACTGCCCAACAGATCAAAGGACAGTTTGCAAGCCTTAGACTGCGTTCTATGCAGGAGGAAGTGGCATTGTTTGCCTCTGACCTGATTAGACTCAAGGCGCAGATCATTTGCACTAAATTTCAGCCGCAAACCATCCTGATGTATGCGGGCGCAAGCCAAATGCAACCCGTGGATCAGCAGATGATTCCACAGGCTTTGCAACTGATTAAAAACAAGCCATTGCGTAACTTCAGAATTGAGGTGGCGGCAGATAGCTTGGTTCAGTTGGATGAGGCGGCCATAAAACGTGAGCGTACCGAGTTTATTGGTGCGTTTGCAGGGTTCTTACAGCAAGCCATGCCTGTTGCACAAGCAAGCCCTGAGATGACCCCTGTTCTGATGGAAATTATGAAGTTTGGCGTGAGTGCGTTCAAGTCATCACAACAGCTTGAGGGCGTAATTGACCAGGCGCTTGACCAAATCAAGCAAAAGATGGCGCAACCGCCTCAACCTAAAACTGACCCTGAAATGATGAAGTTGCAAGCGCAACAACAGTCTGAGCAAATGCGGGTTCAGGCAGATATGCAAGTGGCACAGGCTAAAGCTCAGTTTGATGCCCAATTGCAACAAGCCAAACTCCAAGCCGAGGCGCAACAACTTCAGTTTAATGCCCAACTTGAAAGCGCAAAACTTGAGCGTGAGCAACAAATGGAACGTTTCAAGGCTGAGTTGGATGCCAATACTAAGATTAGGGTTGCACAGATTAGCCACTCAGCATCTATGTTGCCTGAGGATATGGATGCCCAACAACAGATGCACGCTACATTGAATCAAGACTTGCGCGGCATGATTGAGGCGATGATGAACACGGTGAACAATTCTCATCAACAAGTGATGAACAGCCACAACCACAGCGTTGGCACAATGCAAGAAATGCTGAAAAACCAAAACGACAACACGCAAGTGATGAAGAACGTGGCCGATCTGATTTCAGCGCCCAAACGGATTGTTCGTGGCCCTGATGGTAAAGCCATAGGCATGGAGGTCATTAAATGATTACGACAACTAAAGGCGAAATGGAAGAATCCTTGCTTGAAAAGCGTGAGGGTCAATCCGACACCGACACCGAGACAATTGATTGGGTGGAATACTGGTTAGATGGCGAGTTAGTCCATCGTTCTGTTCATGTAAAACTTAAACACGCAGCCGTTGCTGATGGCGCTGCATCATCTTTCTAAGGAAACAAAATGGCAAATACAACGGCAATGTGTACAAGTTTCAAGGGCGAATTGCTCACGGGAACACACAACTTCACGCCTAGCACGGGCAACACCTTTAAAGCGGCTTTGTACTTTGCA